ATCGTATATTCGTAGTTTTGAATAGAGATTGGCTGACCTTCCCAGACTGTAGTGCCAAAATAAGTAAGTCTATCAATATTTGCAAGAAATATAACCTTTCTATCACCACGAACCACATTTGCAGAATTAATTGTAAAAAATGGACCCAAATTTTCAGTATCTCTTGTAGGAAGAATATCGACATAAAATGGAAAAATAGAGGTCTTGGTTGCAAAATTCCATCTTTTAAAAGTCCAAAGATAATAATAAGCGTCGTTTAACAGTTGATCCAGCTGGTCATTGAATTGCTGGAGCTCTGGGGAATAGTCTATGGTATTTTTTATCTTTTCACGCAAACTAGTCAAATTCGCCATTTATTATCTCCGTCATTGAAGGAGGAAAGGTCAAGGAATGTCTGCGGAAGAAAAAACCCCCCAACCATTTCTGATTGGAGGGTTACTGGGTTAACCAGCTTTCTTAAACTAGGACCACCAGCCGCGTACGTAGACGGTGCGGGTTGCTGTACCAGCGGCAGCGGCGAGAGCGTCTACCAGGAAGCCACAGGACTGCACAAGTGCGCCAGTGGTGATAGCAGCTACACCGGCGGTGTTGCTGATCTGCAGAGCATCGCCAACGTTGATACCTGCGCCAGCTTCTGTGACAGAAGCATCAACTAGACCGCGCACAACTACTTCAACTTTTTCGCCAGCGGCAGCGCCTGCGAGGGCGACACCGACAACTACTGAGGCAAGTGAAGTGATACCAGCACCAGCGCCGGCGTTACCATCAGCAGGTACAACCTTAAGAGACTTATCTCCGTCAGAATTTGCTACGGTAAAATCGAGGGCAACCCACTGACCAGCAGTAATGGTGGAACTGGCGATAAAGGTCTCTCTAACGCGACGATTTGAGGGGGTTAGACCCAGGGTGGCTCCAGCGCCATCAGTGGCCTGAAGATATTGAATAAGACTTGATGTGGACATATTTTCTCCGAATATAAATGGTGTTAAATGATCAAAAAAGTGATAATCTTAGAAGGTGTCGCCATCGAAAAGAACGCCACAGGAACCGAGATGATCTCCGACGAGCTGAACCTTGACGTAAAGCTGAGCAGCGCGGGCAGTGGTACCAGAAACCTGCTCAAATGGGCTTACGGCGAAGTCAGCATCCTGGTGGAAGACAAGCTTGATACCGTTGTAGTTGATCATGTAGCCAGAAACTGGAGCAGTTTTGTTGAAGCTGGCGGCTGAAGAGGTTGCATTGAAACCAAGTTCAATGTCCTGTTCAACTGAAGCTCCGGCAAAAGCGAGAGACATTCTGCCACCGTCGAGGGTCTTTTCGTTGATATAGCGCTCATTCACAAAAAGTGCTCTGCGGTAGTTGGCCATAGCGTTCTCAGAAAGAAGAACTGTGTTTACATCTCCCATTGGGCTTACGCTGTTTGCGTTGATGTAAAGCTGCTGCATACCACGGATTCCGTTGGTACCGAAGCCTGCGGAAGCGTCGAAGATCTGATTGGTCCAACCATTTACGTTGAAAGTTGCCTTGGAAACACCACCAACTACGTGGGTCTGATTTGGCTTGGTTTCGACTTCGAAGAAACCAGCGGTAACTGCGGGAGAGAGGGTGTTCATGGTGGTGAGCACGGTGGAAGAACCAGCGAGGATCTGTCTGTTAAGTTCACGACGAAGCATGGACATAACGGAACGCATACGAGCTTCGACAATCTTTACGATTGCTTTCTCGCCGCTGTTTTCTAGTTCTTCTTTCTTGGTAACTACGATTGGAGCGGTAAAGTCACACCAGTCGTAGATTGCGGGACGAAGAATGTCAGAAACTGCGAGGGAGACAGGCTCATAACCAGTGGGGAGCTGGGTGATGGTGCTGTGCTCTGCGATTGAGAGGGGGCGCTGAATTTTTATGCCGCCATTTTCCTTCTCGACGCCCTTGTGCTTACGGGCGCTATCGAGAAAGGCTACCTTTTGGTAAAGTTCGTCTACTTCGCCATCACGGATGGAGAAGAGGGTTGAAGAGAGAAGATCATTAGAAATTGCCATTTGTGGCTCCTTTAGAGAATACAGTTAATAAAAAATAGGTTTGAAGTTTTGCAGTCTTATAAAAAGTTATTGCCGTTCCTTCACCAGATTTTTTAAACAAAGTGTCCATTTGAGGATTTTATTTTAGGTGCGGGAAAGGTTGCCACCTAAAATAGCAGAAAACGTCAAATAAACAAATATTTATTTTTATTTATTTTTAGAAAGTTCTGCCAAAATATGGTAATATAAAAACACCTAGTGAGCGAAGCGAACCCCTGAAGCGCTCGATGAGACACCAGCTGAGCAGATTCGAGACTTGGTAACAAAGTAGATCAGGCCAAGTCCCAACAAGAAACGTTCTCTGGTAAATCATCTTGTAGGAAATCTTCCCCCATCCGCTGCACATCCAAGCTACGGATCTAGTACCATGAAGGAGAGGCATTATGACAAAAGTAGATTTTTGGGTAAAAAGATATTGTGGCATTTACTGCATTCAGAATAAAACCACAGGTATGGCTTATGTCGGACAAAGTGTAGACATAGTCAAGCGTTGGTCTGCCCATACTACCCCGGGTAAAAAGTCTTCTGGCATTCAAAAAGCTATCAAGGAGGCTGGGATTGAGGCTTTTCATTTTTTTGTTTTAGAAATCTGCGCCAGAGAGGATCTAAATGACAGAGAAATCCACTGGATTAAAACTTACGATTGCGTCAACCCCAAGGGCTACAATGGTAACAGTGGTGGTGGTGCACCAACTAAAGTATCTGATGAAACTAAGAAGAAGATATCTGCCGCATGCAAGGGTAAGAAAAAGTCTACACAATCCACTGAGACCAAAACAAAAAGATCATCTTCTCTTAAGGGAAGAAAAGTTTCTGATGAAACTAGGGCAAAAATCTCTGCCGCTCTAAATGGTAAGAAAATGCCACCCCGATCTACCGAACATCTTGCAAAAATTCTTATTGCCATAAAGGGTAAAAAGAAATCTACCGAACACTGTGCCAAAATATCTGCTGCTAAAAAAGAATATTGGGCAAAGAAAAAAGTTCAAGCTTTTCATAAGGACTAGAGGTACTATTATTCTGCAGGGAAGAGCGATTTTGTTCTTGCCCTGCTCTAAGAAGACTTTTCACCTACTTAGAAGCGTGGTTTGTACGTGTCGCCTCTAAACTAAAACCCCCTAGACTAGAACTAGGGGGTTTTTTTATTTAAAGATTCCTGTTGCCGACCCCACCGATCTGGTAATATTTATATATAGAGGGGAGGCTACGATGGCAAGAATAAAAGTAAAGAAGCAACCCTACTATATGGGCGAAGTAATCAGAGCAAAATGCGGCGGTGGTTATCAGATGTATGAGGTGATATCTGTAGACAAATCTACTTGGCGGTATCCTGGGGAATGGGATATAGTTATCAAAAGCAAAGTGGATGGAGAACATTATAACTTTTATTTGGATGGTGATGATAATCTGTGGGAACTAATCCAGCCAGTAGAAGAAAGGCTATGGAACTTATAAATCCAGTCTAAAGAAGTAACCCCCTAGAAACCTAGGGGGTTTTCCTTTATTTCATACCTTGAGATTTATGATATAAAAATGCTTCATACGCGTCACGGAACTTTGGTGTTCCCTTTGGCACAGTAGCAGAACCATTAGAAGTTTTCTGTAAGGCTTCTCTGCGACTATTGGTCTGTGCCGCAACAACTTTTGCCGCTTCTCGTGATTTCGCTGAATCTACTTTACTTTTGACAATATAAAATGCATCCTCAAGCTTTAGCTCTGGTCTATCCTGAAGCATTTTGGCAATTTCTAGCCGATATTCAGGGTTTGTTAGCTCAGGATTTTCTCTTTTAAAATCATTCAGAGCCATCTTCCGCTGTTGGAGCATGATCTCTTCTCTAGCTGGCTTTAACATTTCAGACAACATCTTGGCCGATTGTCTTTCGATTTCTTTCTTCATTCCTTCAGGATCATATAGATCAAATTCTTCGGTAGTATTTGCAAGTTCAGCGGCTCTACGTGCGAGAGGATTATTGAGGGTAGCTTCTTTTTCTAGAGCATATGAACGCCTGTCCATCTCTAGCTCTTTTTTCATAGAGGCAATTTCCTGTGTTTTTCT